GTAACAATGCTAGTCCACATCATTGCAGATGACGAGGCAAGTGCTAAGTCTCAGCTCGATGAAAAGGGTGGAATTATGACAAAGCGCGAAGTTAAGTTAGTAAATACAGCAACGCTTTACGGCGAAGATAAGGATAAATAAATGGCACATTTTGCAGAAATAGTTAATGGTGTTGTAGAGCGCGTAATTGTTGCTGACACCAAGGAGTGGTGTGAGGCAAACCTTGGCGGTGAGTGGGTACAGACCTCCTATAACACACACGGCGGAGTTAACTCCCGTCAAGGTGGAGAAGCATTACATAAGAACTATGCTGGTATTGGATACACCTTTGATGGCACTGGCTTTGCAGCCCCACAACCATTCCCATCTTGGTCAAAGAACTCAGATACCTATCTGTGGGAAGCACCAACTCCTATGCCAACTGATGACAAACGTTACACTTGGGATGAAGCAACGACTTCTTGGGTTGAAGTACCAGCACTTTAAGAAATAAAATTATACGACCCCGCTTCGGCGGGGTTTTTTATTGGAAAAATTTAAGGAGAGCTAATGGCTTATGGAGATGACATCACCGAGGGCATACCCTACGTACTTTCCAATCCATCTGGTGCTACTAACTATTCAGCTACTGGTGTTAACTACGATATGGCTATTGCCGGTCTGCCATTCTTTATTGGGGCAACTGATGATTCACCATATCGTAGAGTAACTGCCCAGTACCGTAAGCAACAGTATGACCAAACCCGTGAGGCTGGAGAACAGTCCCTTACTGGTTGGTGGTTTAGATCGCAGTCATCATTCCATTATGGCGCTGGTATTAAATACTTTGAACCAGCACAGGATGAGTCACTTCGTTTCCAGTACACAGAATCTAAAGGTTGTGATGTCTGGACTAAGGGACAGGTAACTTTACTTAACACAACTGTCAGAGCTAGGACTGCAACAGCAACTAACCTATACCTATTTGGTGCTAGAGATAATGCTAATAACGTAGATGCAGTTGTCTTTACTGAAGGAGTTGACCTAAAGAAACTTACTATGAGTGGTGATACACCCACCATTACTACCTATACCTTAACAGCAGCTCCACACACACTTGATTTTATGGCTCTAACCTCTGATGGTACTAGATACTTTGCTGCAGATAATGACAAACTTCATAGAGGTAATATCTTTGGCTCTACATCTGATGGTCATATCTACGATCTTGATGGTCCAGTTACCACAGTAGCATTGCGCTATGCAAAGCAACGTTTACTTGCTGGTGTGGGTAGAGAGTTATACGAATTAGATTCTAACAAGGCAACCACTGCAGGTGGTCACGCTTTACCTACTGCACTTTATGAACATCCAAACCCATCTTGGATATGGAGTACCATATCTGAAGGACCTGCTGCCTTCTATGTTGGTGGCTATGCTGGATCTCAATCATCTTTATACAAGATTACATTAGATACCGCTACCACTAATGCGCTAGGTTTCCCAGAGTTAAACGCTCCTACTGTTGTAGTTGATCTACCAGAGGGTGAGATATTAAATGCCTTTGATGTATACCTTGGTCTCTACGGAGTTCTTTGTACTAGTAAAGGTGTAAGAATTGCAGTGCTATCTGCTGATGGTGATATTCAATATGGACCATTACTAGTAGATACAGAGTGCAAGAGCGTAACTTTTAAAGATAGATTTGCTTATGTAACAACCTTACAAGGTACTGAGTCAGGTCTAATTCGTATTGATTTACAACAACCTATAGTTCCTAATAGCTTAGTCTTTGCTTATGCTTGGGATCTTTATGCAAGTGGTGAGACTGTTAACCCTGTCTCTGCAGACTTCCTTGGTGCTACCGATAGAGTTGTCTTTGGTGTACCAGGAGATGGTATCTGGATTGAATCTAATGCTACTAAGGTAGCAAGTGGATATCTACAGACAGGTTTTGTTCGTTACAATACCCTTGAAGGTAAGTTGTTTAAATTATTAAATCCTAGAATAGATACTACAGATGGTGCTTTAGGCATCTCATCTATTGCCTATGATGATACTGAATATAATATTGGTTCCTTTGCACAAGAGGGAACAGTTCAAGAGATTGGTATTCCATACCCAGTAGGAGCACAAGAGTATCTAGGCTTTAAATTTACTTTAACTAGATCATCTACTGATTCATCTAAGGGTCCACTATTTACTGGATACCAACTCAAGTCACTGCCTGCAGTGCCTCGTCAAAGATTAATTCAATACCCTCTGTTCTGCTATGACCACGAGAGTGACAATATGGGCGTAGAGGTTGGGTATGAAGGGTCAGCATATGACCGTATGAGCCAGCTAGAGGCTGTTGAAAACAATGGCGATACCGTCAGAGTTGAAGACTTTAGAACTGGTGAGTCATACATTGGATTAATTGAAGAGCTTGACTTTATAAATAAAACTCCTAGCGATAGAAGATTCTCCGGATATGGTGGAATGTTGATTGCTACTATCAGATTGGTATAGGACTTATGACTCCTAATGAATGGGCAGGACTTGCCGTAGCAGTAACGACACTTGTTGGAACACTAGCGTTAACAGTAAGACACTTAGTTAAATACTATTTGTCTGAACTTAAACCGAATGGTGGATCAAGTGTCAAGGACCAGGTCAACCGTTTAGAGGAGAAGGTTCAATTCTTAACAGATCTAGTAAAGGAGGCGCTAACAAGATGAGCGTAGTAGAGATAGCAAAGGCTGAGATAGGCAACAGAGAGACCGGCAATAATGATAACAAGTATGGCAAGTGGTATGGTGCTAACAACCAACCTTGGTGTGCGATGTTTGTATCTTGGGTATTTAACAAAGCGAATTTAGGTAATAAGATTACAGCACAAGGAGAGAAAGGCTTTGCCTCCTGTGATGCTGGACTGAAGTGGTTTATCAATAAGAATAAGATGATTCCAATAGGTCAAGCGCAAGCTGGAGATATTGTTTTCTTCCAGTTTGATAAAGATGCAGAGCCTGACCACGTTGGAATTGTCAAATGGAATAACACTAGGTTGAAGTACCTTCAAGTAATTGAGGGTAATACAAGCAGTGGTTCCAAAGGCAGTCAATCAAACGGGGATGGTGTGTATCTTAGGAAACGACCATACTCTCTAGTAATGGGTGTAGTTCGCCCGTAAGGATGGATATGAATAAACTAATTGACAAGTTAAAAGACCCAAAGACTAAGGCTGCATTTAAGTCTTATCTACGGGCAGTATTAGCATCAGCAGTAACTATGGGTCTTGCACTTGCTGCAGATCTTGCACCAGAGTATGCAATCTTGATTGGTTCAATCGCTGGTCCACTGGCTAAGTGGGCAGATAAGACTGAAAAAGCCTACGGCGTAGGAGCCGAGTAATTTAGTTTACTGCGAGGCAATATAAGGGGGGCGCTTAACTGCGCCCCTCTTTTTTTATGCCCTAAATTTCCCTAGCGGGATCATCTACCGGACAAGGCACAATTATTAGGTTGCCACAGTTAGCACAGGTTGCATCTAACATATACCAGGAGATCTCAAAGTTATCAAAGGTAGCTAGGATAGAGAATACTTTAGAGCCACAAGGACAAGCGTGTAGTGGTCCTAAGGACCTAAGGTCCGTACCGAATTTATCTGGTAGTTTCTCTTTATTTTTTCGCAGGGTTGGTAGACGGAACATATTGCTCAGGTCGGCTCCTTCCTGTGGTCAGTCGCCTCGGCGCTTTCAGCGCCGCCTTGGTTGGTTACCGTATCTGTAATTCGCCTTCGGCTCATATGGTACACATTTCCGATCTAGTAATCCGAAAGGATCGCACTCACGGCGTGTCGCCTTTACATCCCAGTATTTTTTACGGGCGGTGCTACAATTAATCCAAGATAAAAGGAGTATGCAGTGACGGCAATAGTTGGTATTCAAGGTAAGGGTTGGGCAGTTATTGCTGCTGACTCTATGACTACCTATACAGATAGACCTTACGTTGCTAAGGGCTACGATAAAATTGTTAAGATTAATGAATACTTAATTGCTGTTGCTGGTGATGCACTCGCTGGAGATATATTAAATAACTTATGGCAACCGCCTAAGGTATTAAAGACTCAAGATCCTGATCGCTTTATGATGATCAGAGTTCTACCATCTATTAAACAAGCCTTAACTGATGCAGGTTATGATCCTAATCCTAAAGGTAAAGCTGATGATGATTCAGGCTGGGATGCTTTAGTTTGTTTTAATGGAAATCTTTATCAGATCAGTGATGACTACGGTTATATGCGAGATGATAGAGGTCTATACGGTATAGGTTCTGGTGGCTCTTTAGCAATGGGTGCTTTAGTAGCACTAGATGGTGATACAAAGACTCACGCTAAAGCATCAAGTGCTGCAAAAAAGGCTATCAATATAGCGATACAATACAACATCTGGTGTGGTGGCACTGTCAGTGTCAAGACACAATTTACTAAGTAGGAGTTATGCACAAGACAATTAAGTTTGCTTTAACAGAGGCATATGAAAAAGGTTATGAAGAAGGATTAAAGGTTAATGCAAGTAGCGATACTAACTGGGAGGAACAAAACAAAATGAGACAGCAATGGTTACTAGACAACCCTGATGCAGGGTATATAGGATGGATGTCAATATGATAAAAGATAAGATTGAATCTGCCCGTACTAAAAATGGTGGATGGACTAAAGAAACCTTACAGTCTTTGGGCGTTGCTTGGCCCCCAAAAAAAGGTTGGAAAAAGGAACTAATAGAAAAAGAATTACGAGAGCAGATTGCACGAGAGATTGAAAAATCTGGTAGTGATGTTGCTTTTCTATGGATGGCTACTGGTGGTCGTACACCAGAGGCTATTGATTGGTATATAAATGATGTTAAATCTTTTGCAAATACTGTAAGGGGTATAGAATGACAGACCCAAAAGAATTACTGTTAGAGGTACTACGAGCTAAGGATGCTGGTAGGGCTAGGTCTAAACAGACACAGATAGGTCCATCAGAGTTAGGTGGTTGCCGGCGTAAGGTTTGGTATCGTCTTAACGATCAACCTGAAACCAATGACAATGAGATGAAGTTGGCTGCCATTATGGGTACAGCTATTCACTCTGCTATTGAAGAAGCAATCACAGTTGCTGATCCAAAGAGTGAGAAGTACTGGGTTGAAACATCTGTTGAATACAATGGAATGAAAGCACACATAGATTTATATATACCTGAAACAGGAGATGTGATAGATTGGAAAACCGTTAAGGTTAAAAATCTATCCTACTTTCCATCGCTACAACAGCGTTGGCAAGTACAGGTGTATGGCTACTTACTTGATAAGTCAGGCAAGGGGAGTCCTAAAACTGTCAATCTAGTAGCCATCGCCCGTGATGGTGATGAAAGAGATGTTAAGGTTCATAGCGAACCATATGATCCAAAGATGGCAGAGGAAGCTCTTAACTGGCTTGCTGCTATTAAAGAGAGCGCAGATGCACCAGAGCCTGAGCGTGATCAGAGTTACTGCAAATCCTATTGCAAGTACTTTGATGAGAGTGGCGAGATGGGATGCGTTGGTATAAAAAAAGAACGTATCAAAGAGGGTGAGATATTCATAGACAACCCAGAGGTTGACACATCCGCTTTGAAATATTTACAACTTGATGCAAAGATAAAGGAACTGTCTAATGAAAGAGATTCATTAAAGACATCGTTAGAAGGATTTACTGGTCAGACTAACAGTGGTGTATCCATTACTTGGAGCACCATTAGTGGTAGAGAATCAGTAGATGCCGAAGAGGTTGAGAAACTTCTCGGCTTTGTACCAAAAAAACAGGGACAGGAATCAATAAGATTATCTGTCAAACATACTGGAGGTAAGTAATGGCTGCACCGGAAAGCACTAAGTTCCAGATTAACTATAAGTTATCTGATGGAACTCTAGTAAATCTTTATGCAACAAGTCAGGCTGAACTAGAGTCATCTCTAACTTCAATAGCTGACTTAGCAACACTAGTAACAACTACTGGTACCACATTAGGTACAACTCCACAATCAAATGGTGGATCAATCGCCTATGCTAAGAAAGCATTAGGCGCAACAACTGTCTCTGCAACAGATGCAACTGCACCTGATTGTAAGCACGGTTCAATGGCGTTTCGTTCAGGCGTAGGACAGAAGGGTCCTTGGAAAGGTTGGATGTGCGCTGCACCTAAGGGTGCCACAGACAAGTGCGATACCGTCTGGATTAGATAAGTTATGCGGGTTCCCTGGAACTATGAGAACCCAGCTTGTGCCGAAGTGGGTGTGGAATTTTTCTTTCCTGAAGTAGAGGATGGAGATAGAGTCCACACTCAACAGGCTATAAACGTTTGCAAGATTTGTCCCCACCTTGCAGAGTGTGCAGAATGGGGAATCAACAAGGAACGGTTTGGCACTTGGGGTGGTATCACCGCAGCCAAAAGAAAATATATCAGAAGGCAAAGAGGAATAGTTCTACCGAGAGAGGAATACGTTGCTAAATCTTACTAGGGCGTGGCGTGGTAGCAATACCAATGCAACACCATTACCTGACGTATGGAAAGATCTTGCTAAGAAGCAGATCAAGTTCCGTAGAGGTCAGGTATGTATGGTTGCTGCTGCACCTAATGCTGGTAAGAGTATGTTTGCTCTTATCTATGCGGTTAAAGCAAAGGTTCCAACCTTG